GTGACTCAGTTAAACATGCGTGTCATGCTAGATGCTGGGTTGTCTCCGGTGCCAGTTCATGTGCTTGGCGACAACGAGCAACGAATGGACGAGTTGTTCGAGATATCTGACTGGGTAGCCCTTGGAGGTCTTCGTCGACCACATCGCGGCCCGGCCCCTCTTTCGTATGTGAAGGCCAAGATGAAGTGGGCCAAAGGCCGCAGCGTGCATTGGCTGGGATATACACGCGCCGAGTCAATCGTTGCATGGAAGCCGTATTCTTGCGACTGCTCGAACTTCACAGCGGGAAGCCGATGGGGGCTTTACGAGGTCTATCTTGGCATGGGCAAGTGGCAAAGGATGGAGCACGAGTCAAAGGGATCTCGTGGAAGCGGAAGCGTGAGTTCTGCAACGATGCCCTTCGCAACAAACGTGTTGGCGAAACTTGAGAGCTGGGGTTTCGACCCTGACGAGGTTCTCAAATGCGACAAGTGGCGAGGGAGTTCTACAGGCGGAAACGTAGTCGCCAAGACTGTCCAAGATCGGAGGATGGCGGCAATACCAGCGTTCTCCTTTGTTGAATACAGCCTTGATGTGAGGAAGAGGTTCGGCACCCGATTCTTCTTGGCTGCTTCGCCAGAGCAAGCTGTTGGTGTTTACATAGCCCTGGACCACATCAGAAAGATGAACGCATGAGTCGATCTTCCGTCTTTGTCACAACGTGCTTTGAGGGCTTCCATTGCTGGCCGGATGCTCCTGACGCTGTTGGCTTCTTGCGCGACAAGCATAGGCACGTCTTTCACGTCCGCGTTGATGTGTCGGTAAGCCATAGCGACCGCGATGTCGAGTTCATCTTGTTCAAGCGGAAACTCGACAAGGACATTCAGTGGATCGCAGAAGAACGCGATTCGCGTAGAGGTGTCCGAGGACAACGAGAATGGTGCGGTTGTTCAGAGATAGCGTTGAGGCGCGAATGGTCGCGCTGTTTCTTTGCGCTGCTGTTGCGGCCAACATGGCTGTCTCTGCGTATGGGCAATCGGCACTCGTGTTCACTGCTTGGGTGCTGATCCCGTTCGATCTTGTGACGCGAGATGTGCTCCATGAGAAGTGGGGGAAGTCAGGCGTGTGGCCGCGAATGATTGCGCTCATTGCTGCTGGAGGCTTGCTGACTTGGATTGTCAATCTTGATGCCGCCAGAGTCGCACTTGCGTCTGTGCTTGCGTTCGTGTGCTCGGCTACAATCAACGCGCTCGTGTATCATGCCTGCCGCAACAAAAGCAGGCTGATGAGGATGAACACGAGCAACGCGCTGGCCGCTGTTGCTGACTCGATCATCTTTCCAGTGGTTGCGTTTGAGTTGGTTGACCTTGCTTTGTGCGGCACCCAAGCCATGTCGAAGTTCTTCGGCGGTGTCTTCTGGTCATTCTTGTTCGTGCGCTTACTATGGAGGAAAAGATGAATCGCATCACACGCAAGCTAGAGTTCGATGCAGGCCATCGAGTTGTAGGGCATGAGAGCAAGTGCAACAATGTCCATGGGCATCGCTACGTCGCAGAGATCACCGTCGAGGCATTGGAGCTTGATGACATTGGGCGCGTGATCGACTTCAGCGTCGTCAAGGCTGTGGTTGGCGGTTGGATCGACGAGCACTGGGACCATGGCTACATCGCAAGCTCTGACGATGCTTTGGCCGACGCCATTGGGCGCAACGGCAAGCTCTACGTCATGCCCAACGCCCAGAACCCGACAGCTGAGTGCATGGTCGTAGAATTGGCAAAGCAGGCGCAGCGACTGTTGCTGGACTACAGCTTGACCGTCACGCATGTCCGACTCTACGAGACGCCGAACTGCTGGGCAGACTGGAGCTACAGCTGAAGACCTACTTGATCAACGAGATGTTCCTATCGCTGCAAGGCGAGGGCACACGCGCTGGAACGGCGAACGTCTTCTTCCGTTTCACTGGATGCAATCAGACTTGCTCAATCGCTAGCCATGGCTTCGACTGCGACACTGAGTTCACGAGTGGCGTCCGAATGACTAGCGAGGAGATCATCGTTCGCGTCAAGCAGCTATGGAAGGGCGGGGTGAAGCCCAACGTGATCCTGACCGGGGGAGAACCGCTGCTCTCGGTTGATGACAGCCTTGTTGGCTTGCTGCTGGATCACTGCGCCACGGTTGCGATCGAAACCAATGGCTCGCTGCCAATGCCGCCACGCATGTTTGAAGAGTTTGGCCCAGCCATCACCGCCCAGCTATTCGTCGCGTGTTCACCAAAGGTGGCCGAGCACGCGATACGGTTGCAGGCGACCAACGAGTTGCGCTACGTCCGAAGTGAGGGCCAAGGCATCCCAAAGCCGAAGCTCGATGCCGAGTTCAGATACCTCTCGCCAGCTTGGGAGCGTGGCAGCTTTGAGCCAGGGGCACTCGCCACCTGCAAGGATCTCATCACAGAGAACCCTTCGTGGGCTTTATCAGTCCAGCAACACAAGGTCTGGAACGTAAGATGACAGAACAGCAAGCGACAGAAGACGCGGTCCGCACCCTCATCGCCCATGCGGGTGACGACCCGACACGCGAAGGCATGGTGGATACGCCAAGGCGAGTGGCGAAGGCATACAAGGAGTGGTTCTGTGGGTATGCAACCGATCCCAAGCAACTACTGGAGCGCACGTTCAATGAGTGCGGTGGCTACGACGAGATGGTCGTGGTCGCTGGCATCAGGTTTGAGTCTCACTGCGAGCACCACATGACTCCGATCCTTGGCACAGCGACAGTCGGCTACATACCGGGCAAGCGGATCGTGGGTATCTCGAAGCTCGCACGAGTGGTGGATGCGTACGCCAAGAGGTTCATCGTGCAGGAGCGCATGACGCGACAGATCGCCGACGTGATCGAGGAAGTGCTTGAGCCTCGCGGTGTCGGCGTCCTGGTGTCTGCCGAGCATCTGTGCATGACAAGCCGAGGCGTCCACAAGCCTGGATCGGCTACAGTGACATCGGCCCTGCTCGGGATGTTTCGGAGCGATGCAAAGGTTAGGGCTGAGTTCTTGGAGTTGGCTCGCGGCGGAGCGAAAACACAAGGGACAAGCCATTGAGGTCACCCAAAAGAGAACCCATACAGAAGACCAAGGTCGCTAGGACAGGCTCAAGGGGGTCTCCCAAGCCGTCCAAGGCCAAGCCATCTACCAGGACCAAGAAGGCGAAAAGGGCCAGCAGGAAGGCCCCCAGGCCCGCCACAGCCAAGAAGATGGGCAGACCCACCAAGCGCACGCCAGAGGCCGAGGCCCTGATCATCAAGGCCCTGGGCGTCGGCTTGAGCTACGAGGTGGCGGCTGACTTCGCCGGGGTCCATCGCGACACGCTGCTCGACTGGCGGCGCAAGGACGAGACATTCTCCGCAGCCATAAAAGGGGCCACGGCGCGGGGGAAAGTCGGCGTGGCTGGCAAGCTCATGGAGTTGATCCGCAGCGGCAACGTGGCCGCAACGATCTTCTGGTTGAAGACGCGCACCGAGGAGTTCCGCGAGCTACGGTACGAGCGGCAAGTCGACACCGAGACCATCGCAGCCGAGCTAGAGGCAGCAGCCAAGGCCATGCGCGGATCTGTCCAAGGCCCAGGCGATGGCTTTGCCTAGCCTGCTCATGCCGGGGCCGACGCGCCGATGGACACCACTCGACCACCACGCAGAGCAGTGGCGGCTATGGAGCAGCAACGCTCGCTTTCGCGTCGTGCCTGCTGGCAGACGATCAGGCAAGACCGAGATCGCCAAGCGATGGGTCGTGCATCGTGCCTGCAATCTGGCAAACCAGAACCGCAAGTACTGCTTCGCAGCACCGACACGCGACCAAGCCAAGCGCATCTACTGGAACGACCTCAAGGCACTAGTGCCGCAAGCATGGCTGGCAGATGCACCACGCGAGACCGAGCTAGAGTTGAAGCTGGTCAACGGCACGAGGCTGTGCGTTGTCGGTATGGACAGGCCAGAGCGCATTGAGGGCGAGCCGCTGCATGGCATCGTGCTTGACGAGTACGCCAACATGAAGCCAGAGGCTTGGACCGAGCACGTCAGCCCTGCGCTCGATACGCCGAACCAGCCGCCAGGGTGGGCATGGTTCATTGGCGTGCCAGAGGGGCGCAACCACTACTGGGAGCTATGGACCGAAGCGCAACAGCTGCGCGAAGCAGGCCAGCCATGGGACCGCTTCCACTGGTTCAGCGCAGACATCATGTCGGCAGAAGCCATCGAGTCTGCACGCCAACGCATGGACGAGCGCACGTTCCGACAGGAGCTAGAGGGTAGCTTCGAGTCGTACGCCGGTATGGCGTACTACTCATGGAGTGACGCGAACATTGTGCGAGGGCTTGCGGACACTTACGACCAGGACGCTGACCTGATCCTGTGCTTCGACTTCAACACCAGCCCAGGCGTAGCCGTTGCCTGTCAGGAGCTTGGCAAGCGCCCGAACCTGCCAGAAGGCGCATCGCCAGACAGCACAGCCATCATTGGCGAGGTCTGGATCCAAGAGCACAGCAACACGCCGATGGTCTGCGACCGGCTTCTCGGCGACTGGGGATACCACCGAGGGCGCCAGGACCACCGTCGCCGTCGCGGGCAGCGACTGGGACATCATCAGGCGCAAGCTCAAGGCGCACTTCGGCGATCGACTGTCCATGAGGAACCGCAAAGCCAACCCACGAGAACGAGCACGAGTCAATGCGGTCAACTCACGCATCGCTACATCAGATGGACATCGCCGCTTGTACGTGGATCCGCTCGAAGCTCCGCATGTCGTTGCCGACTTCGAGCGCGTCGAGACTGCACCCGGAGGACAGGGCGAGATTCAGAAGGAACACGGTGGTCCGCTGACGCACGTATCCGATGCGGTTGGCTACTACATCCACGACCGCTACCCGGTCAACGAGAGCAAGATGATCAGCAGGAAGGTGATGTAATGGCGTTGAATCAAGTGACGCGCACGACAGCAGTCGGCGCAGTATCGACCGGGCACCAAGACCCAAGGCAAGCGACCGTCGACACGGGCACGCCTGCGTATCTGCGGATGCTGCATGGCGAGCATTGGATGGCGGCGGGCTCCGAGAACATCGGCGGCTGGGATCTGATCGACGACCTGATGCTTGGCACTGAAGCCATGCGGGCCAAGCGCACCGACTACCTGCCGATGTACGAGCAGGAGGATGCGATCGACTACGACAAGCGAGTCAAGGCGACCGTGATGCACAACGGCTTCCAGGCAGCCGTCGAGCGCAACGCCATCAGACCGTTCGCCAAGCCTGTCGCGGTCAAGATGCCAGAGGGCGTCGATGCCTTGCCGGAGCCATTGGATCGCATCGCTGACAACGTGGATGGCGAAGGCACAGACCTGACCGAGCTTGCGCGGCGACTGATGACTGACGGAGTTGCGCGTGGCTTGGCCATCGTGCTGGTCGATCATCCAACCATCGCCGATGGCCTGAACGCAGCCGACGAAGAGGAGCTTGATCTGCGGCCAAGGTTTAAGCGCGTCATGCCACGCAACCTGATCGGATGGAAGGAGACAACCAACGCAGCAGGCGACCGCGAGCTTGCCGAGGTTCGCATCATGGAGAAGCGCACCGAGTCAGTTGGCAAGTGGGGTCAGATCGACGTGCCATGGATCCGCGTCATACGCGCACCGCGCTCGATTGCAGTGCAAGGTGACAACGGCGAGCGGCAAGTCGAAGACCTACCCGGCGACTGGGAGCTATGGCGATTCAGCGAGAGCGATGGCAAGTACCTGCTGGCCGAGCAAGGGGCTCACAGCTTCCCAGGCATACCCATCGTCGTGATGCAGTTCGGCGAGCAGCGTGGTCTTGTCGAGTGCGTGCCGCCGATGCTTGACGTTGCACACCTGAACCTCGCGCACTGGAAGAGCAGCAGCAGGCAGACGCAGTACATCGACACCATCAGGCTGGCCGTGCTGTTCGGCTCAGGCATGGGTGAAGACGAGCTAGCCAACGGCATCGTCATCGGTCCAGGCAGGCTGAACGGCAGCACGAACCCCGACGCCAAACTGAGCTACGCAGAGCACAGCGGCAAAGGCGCAGAGGCAGGATGGTCTGAGCTTGATCGGCTTGAGTCCAAGATGGCCGAAGCTGGCAGCGAGCCGATGCGAACCAAAAGCGGCAACCCGACAGCGACAGGCAAGGCCATCGACGCAGCCAAGGCGAGCACTGATGTAGAGGCATGGGTGCGGTTGTTGGAGAGCGGGCTGGAGCAGTGCTACATGCTCGCAGCCAAGTGGCGCGGCATGGACGACGCACTGCCTGAAGGCTGGCAGATCGACATCTGGTCAGAGTTCGCACTGGCGATCACCAAACTGGAAGACCTCGCCGAGATACGCCAGCTGCGTCAACAAGGAGACCTGTCGCGCATCACTGCCATTGGCGAGTACACCCGGCGCGGCGTGATCAGTGACCGCATCGACCCGGAAGAAGAAGCGGAACGCGTCGAGAGCGAGGCATCTGCTGCGGCTGAAGCGTTCGGCTTGGATACGGACGAAGACGACGACGAAGGGCAAGACGAGCAAGGCGAGACCCCGCAGGACGAAGAGGAGTAGTCCGTGGCATCAGTCAACGCAGCATTCGCTGATGACTGGATCCGTCATGCCGTGCTGCTTGAGCGATTCAAGAACGGCGAGATCAAGCGACTGATGGCGTTCCTGAACAAGCAGGTCATGCCGTCGATCATCGCCAAGGCTGACAAGATCGCCACGCGGTACCAGAAGATGGGACTGAGCAAGCTAGCCATCGCCCGTCGCCGCCGCGCACTGATGAAGCAACTGCGCGGCATGGAGAAGCTCGTCATGGGCGGCGAGAAGCTGCTGCACGCTCGACTGAAGGGCACGATGGCAACCATCGCCAAGAGCGAGGCCAAGTGGGTTGCACAAACCATGCAGCGCAGACTGCCGCTGCGGCTTGACTACACGATGCCGTCGCCGCAACTGCTTAAGTCCATCATCACGACGAAGCCAATGACTGGCCGGTTCCTGAGGGAATGGAGCAAGAACGTCGGCGCGACAACAGCCAAGAACGTCAACGCAGCCATCATGCTAGGCGTTGCTCAAGGTGAAGGCGTCGAGACCATCGTGCGCCGCATTCGTGGCACGGCTGCCAACAAGTTCAGATGGCGTGCTGCAAGCCACGCGCAACGAAGCGGCCATGGTCACGCGGACAGCTATCAACCACGTAGGCCAACATGCACGCGAGGCAGTGTTCGCTGAGAACAAGCAAGTCGTCGGGCATGTGCAATGGCTAGCCGTTCTTGACTCACGAACCTCGCAGATATGCGCGAGCCTTGATTCGCAGACCTACGAGATCAACAAAGGGCCAAGACCACCAGCGCACGCGAACTGCCGCAGCGTGATGATCCCCGTCGTCAAGCCACCCGAAGGCATCCCCGGCATTGACAGCAGCAAGCTGCCAGTCGGCGAGCGTGCGGCCATGGGCGGTCCGGTCCCTGGCAAGGTGACGTTTGGGCCATGGCTGAAGAAGCAGTCGGCTGCCGTGCAGAACGAGATCCTTGGCGTCGGCAAGGGCAAGCTGTTCAGGCGCGGCAAGGTGCCGATCGAGAGGTTCAGCGACGTGAGTGGCGCGAATGCCGTGCGGCCTTTGTCGCTTGCGGAACTTGAAGCTATCGAGGCCAAGCTGGCGTGAGTCAAACTACCAAAGCCAATTTTCTAACCAACAACCAAAAGACAGAACATGACGATACCGATCTACACCGACGATCTTGACGCGATCCCCGAGTCTATGCGCGAGCACTACATCGCGGATGGCAAGAAAGGCTACGTCCTCGATGCACTAGCAGGCGGCGGCTTCTCAATCGAGAAGGTCGCAGGCTTGAAGTCAGCGTTGAGCGCAGCACGCGCAGAAGCGAAGGACGCAACCAGCAAGGTCGCTGCCTTCATGGGCGACGATGGCGAACTGCTCGACGCATCAAGCGCACGCGCAGCCATCGACAAGCTGGCAGCAATGGGCAGCGATGCAGACGTTGAGACCAAGGTCACTGCTGCCGTACAGGCTCAGGTCGATGCGATGAGCAAGAAGCATGGCAAGGAGTTGGGCGTGCGCGACGATCGCGTTGCTGGCCTGACCAAGCAGATCAGCAAGCACATCTTGGACGACGCGCTGACCACGTCGTTGATCGACACCAGCGATGGCCGCACGCAAGCCATCAACCCGAAGGTCTTGGCAGCTGCTCTGCGCGACAGCCTCAAGGTGCAAGAGGCCGAGGGTAAGTGGGAGGTCCATGTTCTGGATGACCAAGGCAACCGCAGGATATCCCCGGCCAGCGGTAGCGACGATTGGATGAGCGTCAGCGAGCTAGTGGACGAAGGGCGCAACGGCGACCTCAAGCCATTCTTCAGGGCTACGAGTGTCGCTGGGACCGGCGGCATTGATGGTCGCACAGGCGAAGCAAGCGGCTCTGGCGGCGTGTCTGGCATCAGTGGCGTGTCGCCAACTGAGCGGCTCAAGCAGTACTACGAAGGGCAGAAGGGCTTGTGACCGATGAAGTCAGCAGCTGACAAAGAGGCCGCGTTCAAGGAGGCTGGCGATAGGAAGTGGGAACGGGCCTACACAGCCGCAACGAAGGTCATCGCCCAGGAGCAGGCCAAGATTAGCAAGCTCGAATCCGAGTTGGCCGAGGCGACGGCGTTGCTGCAATTAGCGACCACTTGGCCTGCTGTGATGAAGAAGCAGTACCACCACTGGCATCTCAAGGCTCTAGCCCTGCTTAAGAGCAAGGATGAACACGGGTGAGCAACTGGCAGATCATCGGAGCAGTGTTCGCGTCCGTCGTGTTCTTTCTCGCCATCTGGGAACTCTTGTGCGTGATGCGAGAGTCGCGAGGAAAGTGGCCCGACCGCTGAAGAAGCGGGGGGAGGGAAGCGGTCGGGCCGAGTGGCCGCCAAGCCATCAACCACACTCCCGGTCAGAGAAGTGTCCCAAGACAACGGGATGGCTACCACTACTGTGTACATTGTACGTGGCGATCGGCTGAGAGCAAGAAAATCGAGGCAGCGGCGTGATGGCGGCCAATGATCACATCCGATCTTGGTCATGTGTTGTAGGGCATTGACAGAAGACCAAGGCTGTGCAACCATGCCCATGACCTGCGCGACAGTCTGCGGGATGCAGCCGTTGTCGCAGTTCACAATATCGGTCCTCTGATGGCGGGATGCCTCAGAACGCGGGATGCGGCGACCGAGCACTAGCCTGCTCTGCGCTTGGGTCATCCCTGGTGGGAGCGCAACTTACCCCTACCTGAAACTCACCCGGAGGAAGCCACGATGGCTTTGACTCTTCTAGAAGCTGCGAAGCTGGTGTCTGGCAACGTGCAACGTGCCGGGATCATCGAGCTATTCGCACGCAACAGCGACATCCTGTCCGTCCTGCCGTTTGACGACATCCCAGGCGGTTCCCTGACCTACAACCAAGAAGGTGCGCTACCCGGCGTGGCTTTCCGTGGCGTCAACGAGGCGTACACCGAAGCCGTTGGCGTCATCAACCCAGTGACCGAGGTGCTCACGATCGCAGGCGGCGACATGGATGTCGACCGCTCGCTGATCCGCACGCGAGGCCCAGGCATCCGCGCTGTCCACGAGGCCATGAAGGTCAAGGCACTCGCGCAGCAGTGGCACCTCAAGTTCATCAAGGGCGACTCGTCCAGTTCTCCGAAGGAGTTCGATGGCTTGCAGTCGCGCCTGACTGGTGATCAATCGGTCAGCAACTCCACCAGTGGTGGCGCATTGAGCCTCGCCAAGCTCGACGAAGCGATCGACGCAGTTGATGAGCCGACGCACTTGGTCATGTCGAAGTCTGTGCGCCGTAGGTTCATCACCGCGCAGCGCACTGCCGCAGTCGCTGGCTACGTCACGTTCGCCAAGAACGAGATGGGCGTGCCGATGACCAGTTACAACGATCTGCCGATCTTGATCGCTGACAGCAGCGACATCGCATCCGGCTACGCTGGCCTCGCATTCAACGAAGCAGACACGGGAGCGTCTGCCTCAGTATCCACGTCGATCTACGTTGTCTCGCTACGTGAGGGGATGCTGACCGGCATCCAGAACGGTGGCATCGAGGTCATGGATCTCGGCCAACAGGACTCGAAGCCAGTGATGCGGACTCGCATTGAATGGCTTTCCGGCATCGCTTTGATGCACCCGCGTGCGGCTTGCCGTTTGCGTGACATTAACGACGCAGCCATCGTGGCCTAACAGGAGCACAAACCATGGGACTCACAAGAACCTATCCAATCGACACCGCGCTTCAGCTTGAAGATGGCGCGGCTGCAATCACTTCGACGCAAGTCAACTCCAACGCTGCTGGTGCTGCTTACCTTGACCTAGGCGACAGCCTTGTTCATGGCGCGGTCGTCATCCAGACATCCGATGTTGACTGTGCCAGCGACAACGAGAGCTACAAGATCGAGTTGCAAGGCGGCGCAGACACCAGCTTCACGGCTGCGACCAATGCCATCCTTGCAATGTTGCATCTCGGACCAGAGGAAACGACAGGCGCAGTGCCTGCGGACACCACTGGAGACTCGCCTGACGCGGCTGTCTACTACGTGCCGTTCTGCAACGACTTCGGCGGCACGACGCACCGCTACGTCCGCTTGAAGGTCACGATCACAGGGACCAGTCCAACCATCACGTATGTTGCTCACCTGACGACGCAGCGCACGATGGGCTGATGATCACATGGCTGGCGGCGCGTTGCCGTCAGCCATTCACCAAACCACTCAGGACAGGAGTGATTGACAGATGACGGACATCCAAAGCGTACACATCACACAAAGCCA